GAAGTAGCAGAAATTGAAAAAGCAATTGGTGGAGAGAATCTAGCACGAGTTCTTGCAGGTTTATATAACCAGTGGTGGATTCAAAGAAATCCTAAAGAAGCAGAGTGGAGAGAATTAAGAAACTATCTATTTGCTACTGATACAACCTCTACATCTAATAGTTCATTACCTTGGAAGAATAAAACTACACTTCCTAAGTTAACTCAGATTAGAGATAATCTACATGCTAACTATATGGATGCACTGTTTCCAAATGAAGACTGGATGAAGTGGGAAGGTTCTACATTAGAAGCTTCAACAATGAAAAAACGTAGAGCTATTGAAGCTTACATGAAGACTAAGTTAAAAGAAGGTGGCTTTAAAGAGGTTGTATCTGATTTAGTAGCTGATTATATTGACTATGGCAATGCTTTTGGTGAAGTACAATATGTAAATGAATCTCATACAGATGAAGTTACTGGTGAAGTACTTACAACATTTAATGGTCCTAAACTTGTTAGAATATCTCCATTTGATATAGTATTTAATCCTATAGCTAGTTCTTTTGCAAAGAGTCCTAAGTTTACAAGATATGTTAAATCCGTTGGAGAACTCAAAAAAGAATTAGATACAAGACCAGACTTAAACTATGATAAAGGCGCTTATAATAAAGCTTTAGAAATTAGAAAAGCTATTTCTATGTTTAGAGTAGAAGATGTTAATAAAGCAAATGCTTTTATTGCAGATGGCTTTGGTACATTACAAGAATACTATCAATCTGGTATGGTAGAAATTATAGAATTTGAAGGTGACTTTTATGATAAAGATGAAGATAAATTACATGAAAATAGAATTATTACTATTGTAGATAGAAGTTATGTTCTTAGAAATATATCTAATCCTAGTTATATTGGTCATGATACTAAACATCATGTAGGTTGGAGAAAAAGACCTGATAACCTTTATGGTATGGGACCACTAGATAATTTAGTTGGTATGCAATATAGACTAGACCACTTAGAGAATCTTAAAGCTGATGCTTTAGACTTAACTATTCATCCCCCAATGGTAATTAAAGGAGATGTAGAACCATTTACTTGGGGACCAGAAACAGTTATTCAATTACAAGAAGATGGTAATATACAAATGTTACCTCCTAATCCTGCAGCTTTCCAAGTTAATAATGAGCTTGCAGCATTAATGAATACTATGGAAGAAATGGCAGGTGCTCCTAAAGAAGCTATGGGTATGAGAACTCCTGGCGAGAAGACTGCTTTTGAAGTACAGTCTTTACAGAATGCTGCTGGTAGAATATTTCAAAATAAGATTAATCAGTTTGAAATTGATTTCCTAGAACCTGTTCTTAATACAATGTTAGAAACAGCTAAACGTAATATGTCTTTACCAGAACTAGCTAAAGTATATGATGATGATTTTGGTGTACAAGATTTCTTATCTGTTACTAAAGAAGATTTAACTTCCAGAGGAAAGATAAGACCTGTTGGTGCTAGACATTATGCTGCTAGAGCACAGCTCTTACAGAACATCCTAGGGGTCTTTAATAGCCCAATTGGACAAATGATAGCTCCACATATTTCACCTAAGAATCTAGCTATTATGGTAGAAGAATATATGGGCTTTGAGAAGTATAACTTTGTTAAAGATAATGCTGCAATCTTTGAAATGGCAGAGCAAGAAAAACTTAAGATGCAAATTCAGCAGGAACTTCAAAGTCAACAAGTAGAGCCTGGAGTTGAAGAAAATATGGCACAAGAAGAACTAGGTCAAATTGATAAAGAAGTTGCAATGCCTCAAGAAGAACTAGATGAAATAGACCCAGCCACTACTGAATAAGCTTGACTTTTAGAGTAAACTGTGATATAATATTAGTATGATAGATTTAAAATCAGATAAAGGCAAAGCCTTAACAAAGATAGAAGCCCTTAGAGAAATAAGAGCTTTCTTAGAAGACCAAATAGGTCTTTCACAAAGAAAATGTATGGATGAAGAAAACTTTAATAAACCTTCTTGGTCTGAGTTTCAAGCTTACCAAAGAGGAATACAAAAGGGCTATACAAAATTATTAAACGTAATACCTGACCAAGGAGATAAGTAACATGGATGAAGTAACAACTGAAACACCTGTAGAGCAGAGTACAAACGAAGCTGTACAAACAGATACTGCACCAAAAGCATTTGAGATTCCGACCGAAGCTCAAGAACTTGTAGGTGAAGGAAAAAAGTACCAGAGCCCAGAAGATGCTCTTAAATCAGTACCTCATGCACAAAAGCATATTGAGACTTTAGAGTCTGAACTTGCTGCTGTAAAAGAAGAACTGACCAAGAGACAAACTACTCAGGAACTTATAGATGAACTTAAGTCTGGGTCACAGCCAGTAGAGAATACCACTCAAAGTGCTGAGATTAATCAAGATAACATAATGGATTTAGTTAATAAAACTTTATCTATTAGAGAAAGTAAAGCTCAAGCAGATTCAAATGCTAAGCAAGTAGCTGCAAGGTTTACTGCTCAGTATGGAGATAAAGCAGAGACTACTTATAACTCTATAGCTAAAGAACTAAATGTTACCGTTAAACAACTAAACGAGCTTGCACAATCAGCTCCAAGCATTGTATTAAAAGCAGCAGGTTTATCTGCCGCTACAGCACCAGTAGGTAATACTACAGGTTCAGTTAATACAGAAGCTCTTGGTAATACACCAACTACTCCAGCTTTATCGGCTAGAATAGAGGGTGGTTCTACTAAAGAACTTTTAAGTGCATGGGGACGAGCAGGCGAGAAAATTAAACAACAGTCTTAGGAGACTTAAAAAATGGCACAACTGACAAGTAATACAGCTGCATTCATTGAAGCGCAGCAATATTCTCAGTTTATTCTTGATAATTTACACGACTACCTTCTTCCAGAAGGGATGTGGCGTGATGTAACAGACTTCGGTTCAGGTACAACACTCAACATTAAAACAGTTGGTACTGTAACACTTCAAGATGCAGCAGAGGATGTGCCTCTGAACTTTACTAACATAGACACAGGTACTATTACCCTAGCTATTACTGATTATATTGGTGATGCATGGAAAGTATCTGATGACCTACGTGAAGATGGTTCTCAGGTTGATACATTAATGGCAATGCGAGCTATGGAATCTACTCGTTCTCTTGGTGAAAACCATGAAACACGATTCTTAGCTGTAGCTAATACAGCACAAACAGCAGCAAATCTTAACTTGGTGAATGCAAGACCTCATCGTTGGATTGCTGGTGGAGCTGGAGTAACAACACGTACTGTAGCCTTAGCTGATTTTGTTGCTATGAAATTGTCTTTCGATAAAGCAAACGCACCAGCAGGTGGACGTATTGCAATCGTAGACCCTATCGTAGAAGCAACACTTAACTCATTGCTTTCTCAAACAACAGTAATTAATAATACTCCTCAATTTGAAGGTATTGTTAATGAAGGTTTTGCGAGAGACCATCGTTTTGTGAAAAATATCATGGGATGGGATGTTTATACATCTAACTTCCTACCAACATTGACTGCAACTGAAGTGATTGATGCTTCTGCATATAGTCTTGGTGGTGCTAGTACTTTAACAGCACAAGTTGGTGATAAGGCAAACGTGTTCATGTGCGTAGCAGATGATTCATGTAAACCAGTTATGCATGCGTGGAGACGTGCACCGCAAACTGAAGGTTGGAGAGCTGAAGAAGAAAGAGCTGACAAGTATCAAGTCACTTCTAGATTCGGCTTTGGAGCTCAACGAGTTGATACTTTAGGTGTGCTTTTAACAAGCTCATCTGCATACTAGGAGATTATAATGGGATATGAAATCGGAGCAAAAAGAGGCGTAGCCAACCATTATGGACCTCGTGGTACTGACGGTCAATATGGTGGTCAGGACAACTCAGTTGGTAAAGTAAAAGAAGCAAGTTGGACGTTTGACTGGGACAAATTACCTGCATACACTGCAAGTAATTTAGAAATGCAACTTCCAGCTAATGCAACTGTTCTACATGCACATCTGCGTGTTATAACAGCTGCTACATCTAGTGGTACAGCAAACATGACTGTAGGTTTAACTACTACAGCAGGTGTTGTTGTTGATGCAGATGGTTTACTTACTGCAGCAAATGCAACTTGGGCATTAGTTCAAGTAAAAGGTAATCGTATTGCAGGAACAGGAGCACTAGTAGCTAAAACTATTGGAGCTTCTGCTTGTGAAATAACGGTTGCATCAGCAGCTGCTTTAACAGCAGGTAGATTTGAATTAGTTGTACAATATCAGTATAACTAAGTAGTAACTCGGTGAGCCCTTCGGGGCTTACCCCTAATTTAACAAGGAAACAAAATGACGATTCAACACAAAACTATTACTGGCACTGACTTGCATGAGCCCAAAGGTGTGGCTGCGGCTGCTGCCAATAAAGTTTATGTAGCGAATGGTTCAGCATCAGGAGCTTGGTCAATATTGACTACAAGCACGATGGCTTTACCAAAAGGAAAATTCTACTTTTATAATATAGGTTCTCCTTACACTTTATCACATAGTGCTTCTACTGCAAAAGTAGCACCAACAACAATAGCTTCTGGATTAGGTAGTCTAGTTACTGAAGCAACATCAGCAAGACTAACATATACTGGAACTCTTACAGCAGTTATTAAGCTTGACTTTGATGTATCTGTAAAACAAGCTTCAGGAGCAGATAGAGATATAATGATTTCAGTTCATAGAAATGGTACTGTTATTGCTGGTTCTCAAGTATTAGTAACTTCTGTTACAGCTGACCTACACCAAGCTGCAGGTTCATGTTTTTATAACGCTGCTACTGATGACTACTTTGAAATCTATGCTCAAAATACAGGAGCATCTGGTGATATGGTATTTCAAAAAGTAGGTTTAACATTAACTGCTACATAGGATAAATTATGGCTAAAATGACCTTATTA